ATACATTATCTTTGTGGATTACCAAGAGCAGGTAATACTATTTTATCTACCATCTTAAATCAAAATCCTAATATTGCAGCAACAGCTAATTCAGTCATCACTGAAATATTTAAAGATTTACATAATTTAAAAAATTCCGATGTATTTCAAAATTATCCTAACCATAAATCTTATGACAATGTTATCAAAGCCGTGATCCCTGAATATTATAAAGATTGGAAAGAATCAATTATTATAGATAGAGGCCCTTGGGGTGCACCTAATAATTTAAAATTTTTAAAACATTATGTAAATCCAAAACCTAAAATTGTAGTGTTAGTTAGAGATGTATTAGAAGTATTAGCTTCATTTATTGAATGGGCCGATAAAAACTATGATGCTTTTCCTAATAGATTGGGAACCATGGATACAGAAAAAAGATGTGAATTATTAATGAATCATGATGGATTAATTGTAAAAGAATTGATTGCTATCAAACATTTAGTCGATCATCATCCAGGCACATATAAATTAGTGGATTATAATGACTTAGTTAAAAACCCTGAAAAAATTATAAAAGAAATATATGAATTTTATGAAATCAAACCTTTTAAACATAATTTAAAAACCTTTAAACAATTTAAGGTCAATGGTATGAGCTATGATGATAAAGCAGTTGGAGCTAATTTACATACTATTAAAACAAAAGGAATTAGTAAAACTAAAAGAGATATTAAAAAAATATTACCAAAATCTATTATTGAAAAATATGGTAATCTAAATGTATGGCTACCTTCAAAAGAATCTTAGTTTTTGGTTTATCGGGTTCTGGAAAAACAACTTTTTGTAAAAAATTACTATTACCTAATATGGATTATTATAATGCAGATGTAATACGTAAAAAATTTAATGATTGGGATTTTTCAGAAAAGGGTAGAAGAAAACAAGCTGCAAGAATGCTATCTATGACCATTGATTCAAAAATAAATCGTAGACATAGTGTTGCAGATTTCATAGCACCTTTTGATAAACATAGACAATCTTATGACATTACAATATGGATGAATACTATTAATGAAAGTAAATATAAAGACACAGATGTAATTTTTGAAAAACCAAATACTTGCAATTTTGAGATAAGAGACTATAACTACGATAACATCATAAAGGATATAAAAAATGAAATTAAAAAAAAATAAAACTGAATCTAAAGATTTAACTTTGGCAGGCATATCGAAACTACCTGCTTTAAGTAAACAATATCAAGGTATGTTAAAACATATCAACACCTCATTACCCGCAATTAAAAAAACATCAGCTAACTTTTATAAATCACACTCACAGTTTATGGGTGTTATGTTAGATGTAACTGCTATCACACCTGTTAGATCATTAAAACATACTTTAGCTGAGTTAGACAGAACAAGATTAGCTCTAGAAGAAGCTCATTTAAAAATGAATGAGAATGATATAATGATTAAAAAAAGAGAAAAACAATTAGAAAATCCTGATCTTGATCCAATAGAGAGAGAACATATTGAACACAAACTTTTAAAACTAAAAGTGAGTGGTGCAAACATAATGAATAGTGTTCAAGGAGCTGTTCGTAAAATGTCTTTCTTTACTACACAGTATCAGTCTATTTTAAAAAAATTAGGTAAAGAAGATATTAGTGAAGAAGAATATGAAAAAGAAGAAGTCAAATACCATATCATGACTTGTATGAAACAAGCCTTAAATGCAGCAAGAGCAAGGGGTGGTCAGATAGATGAAGGTAATTTAATCTATTTATTTGATATGGGTATAAACTCAGCCGTTGCTCAAAAAGAAATATATGGCTATCTTAAAAGAGAAAATGATATGATGGCTAATGGAGAAAATCCTAGTCACGAAATGACTATGAAATGGCTAGAACATTGTGCAGAAATCTTTAAAAATGACTCTCAAAAATTTGCAGATAGGAGAGGTTTCCAATTAATGGATCAAAAATCACTAGCTACAGTCAACGAAGATAAGAAAAAACAAGACTAGCAATCCTTAAGTAATTCTGGTATTTACAGTGTTTATATTATAATATAATTATAAACTCTAAGGAGATTAATCTATGGCATACAAAACAGTAAAATATAAACTAAATAGTGACGGCACCATTCCTTCTTTCCTATACCCAGGAAATGATGGTTCTAATGGTAACTGGCCTAATCAAATTGCAGGTGTTGCTGGTCCACAAGATATGTGGCTAGTAGGTATAGCTGATAATGGTGCAACAATTCCAGCAGGTCAAGCTGAAGAAATTGCATCAAAAGCAGATTTAGTAACTTACCTAAACACTTACACAACTGATTGGAAACAACCTGACCCAGCTAATCCTGGTATTGAAAATGAAATAGCGTTTGATCAAGATGCAGCAGCAACAGGTTTCTGGAATAAGTTAGACGCATTAAACGCATAAGGATTTAAATGGCTCAGTTCCCACGGCTAGATAACGCACAAGGCGTTTGGAAGATTGACGAAGTTTTTGACCAAGTCTATAATGGGACTTGGCCGAACTCTAAAGCTAACGCTTTAGTTGCTGGAGGTTTTACGCCTGGTTATACGGGAATCATAAGTAAGTTTAATATGATTACTTCTGGTAATGCTGCTTACTTTGGAGATTTAAGTATAGCTAGAGGTGAGTTTGGTGGAATGGCAAATTTCACTAGAGGAATTTTTGGTGGAGGCGTATATGCAACTTCACCCAATGTAACTAATACTATTGATTATGTAAATTTTTCTTCAGAGGGTAATGCGGCAGACTTTGGAGATTTAACAAATTCTAATGGTCAAAGAGCTACTGGAACAGGTGGTAATGCAACAAGAAGTTTAATTACTATTGGTGCAGGAAATCCTGATGGAATAGATTTTATAAATCCAACTACTTTAGGGAATGCAACTTTTTTTGGAAATAGAACAGTATCTGGTACATTTGTTGGTGCTGTAACTTCTCCAACAAGAACAGTTTTTGGAGGAGCTTTTACTCCTTCTGTTTCTAATGTAATGGATTATGTTGAAATAGCTACAACAGGAAATGCTGTAGATTTTGGTGACTTAACTGTAGCTTTAAGAGGTGCAGGAGGATGTTCAAGTTCTACAAGAGGTGTTTTTATGGGAGGTCTTACTCCAACTTTACTTACAGATTTACAATACATAACAATAGCCACTACTGGAAATTCAGTTGATTATGGTGATTTAAATACTGCAACAAGAGAGCCTGCAGGTACATCAAACAGTGTAAATGGTTTTGCTTCTGGTGGTGATACAGGATCACCAACAAATGTAATAGATAAATTTGTAATTAGTTCTGGAGGAACGGCTACAGACTTTGGTGATTTAATTATTCAAACTAAAAATGCAGCTAGTACTTCAAGTGCGCACGGCGGTCTAAATGACGGGTATCAAGGAACAAGGCCTGCTACTTTTTTAAATTCAGGAGATCAAGGTATAGCAATGGGGGGAAGTGGCTCTACTGCTATTGATAAATTTAAAATTTCACAAACTGGAAATACTACTAATTTTGGAACATTAGGAACAGCTAATCTTTATTATGCAACAGGAGCAGGTAATGAAACAAGAGGAATTTCAGCAGGAGGAGAAGATTCAATTACAGCAGCTAAAACAAATGTGATTCAATACATCACATTTTCTTCTGATGGAAATACTTCAGACTTTGGAGATTTAACTCTAGCAAGATCAAATACTGGGGCATTATCAAATTCTACAAGAGCTATTTGGAGTGGAGGAGGAAATCCAAGTTCTCCAACTGCTGCCCAGCAAACAATGGATTATATAGAAATGTCTAGTTTAGGAAATGCAGCAGATTTTGGAGATATGACACAAACACAATTTAATGCTGGTGGTTTATCTTCTCCTACAAGAGGTTTATTTGGAGGTGGAAACCCGCCATTTACAAATACTATTATGTATGTAACCATTGCTTCAACTGGTAATGCTACAGATTTTGGTGATTTAAATAATGCTGTTTATGGAGTTGGGACTGCAGCTTCTTCTACAAGAGGAACTTTTGCAGGGGGTTTTCCAGGTAATCTTAACGTTATTGATTATGTAACCATAGGATCAACTGGTAATGCAATAGACTTTGGTGATCTTACGGTTGGAAGATATAATGTAAGAGGAGCATCAAATTCTACAAGAGGAGTTTTTTGTGGTGGACAACCTAACACTAATGTAATGGATTATATAACCATTGCGTCAACTGGTAATGCTACAGATTTTGGAGATTTAAGTTCAGCAAGAGGAAATACTGCAGCTATGTCCAACGGCCACGGAGGCTTGAATGGGGCTACGTTAACAGCAACTCCTGATAGAGGAATTTATTTTGGTGGAGCAGCTCCTAGTGAACTAAAGACAATGGATTATATTGATATTTCATCTACAGGTAATGCAATTGATTTTGGAGATTTGTCAAACGGAACAACTGTAATGGGAACTGCTATGACTTCAACAAGAGGTATTTCTGCAGGTGGAGCGGCTCCCTCCGCAACAAATGTAATTAACGCTTTTAATGTGCAAACCACTGGTAATACATCTGATTTTGGAGATTTGACACAAGCTAGATATTTTATTTCAAGCGGTTGTAATAATAATTCTGTTAGAGGAGTATTTGGAGGAGGAGAGTTTCCAGGGTCTATTGTTAATACAATTGATTATATTACAATAGCATCAGTCGGTAATGCAATAGATTTTGGAGATATGTCTGTAACTGTAAGAAGTAGAGCATCTGCTTGTTCACCAACAAGAGGTTTGTTTTTAGGTGGAAGAGGTCCTGCAGGAAATACCAATGTAATAGATTATGTCACAATAGCTGCAACAGGTAATGCTACAGATTTTGGTGATCTGTTAGGAACTAACAGATATGCTGCTGGTTTTTCATCTTCAACAAGAGGAATTGTAGCTGGAGGAAGTTCAGAACCAGGTGCCTCTACAAATATTATTCAATATGTTACTATTGCATCAACAGGTAATGCATTAGATTTTGGAGATTTAACAACTACGTCAACAAGTAATGCAGCAGCTTCTAATAATACAAGAGGAGTTGTCGCCTTAAATAGTAGTACAAATGTTATGGAATATGTAACTATAGCAACCACTGGTAATTCTATAGACTTTGGAGATACTACTCAAGCAAGAAATAATTTAGGTGGCGGTGGAGCTAACCACGGAGGATTACAATAATGGCATTCCCAAGTAAAGACGGACCTAATTCATACATCTGGAATATTAAAGATGTTTACAATGCAAGGCAGGGGGATAATTGGCCAGAAACTTTAGCAGGAAATATAGGTCTCTATGCTGGTGGAAATGATCCAGGTTTAGCTGATGAAATAAATTCAATAACTATTTCTACAACAGGTAATGCAACAGACTTTGGAAATTTAACTTCTGCAAGATCTTCAATACAAGGAGTTGGTTCAAGAACTAGAGCTGTTTTTTCAGCAGGTTTTAATCCAGCTAATAATAATGTAATGGATTATGTAACTTTTGCATCAGCAGGTAATGCAATAGACTTTGGAGATATGTTAACTAATTATGAAGGATTTGGATGTGGAACAGGTGTAAATGATAACACTAGAGGAATATGGGGAGGAGGTTATACACCAAGTAATGTTAATACTATTCAATTTATTACAATAGCTTCTACAGGAAACTCTACAGATTTTGGAGATTTACTTGCTGCTAATACAGGTGCCAATGCAGCTTGTTCACCAACAAGAGGTGTAATGGCAGGAGGTAATCCTGGCTCAGGTGCAGGTACTAATGTAATGCAATATATCACTACTCAATCGGCAGGTAATGCAATTGATTTTGGAGATCTATCTGGAGCAAGAAGATTGAACGGTGGAAATTCTTCAACAACAAGAGGTATTTTTGCTGGTGGATATACTACTCCTACAGGAGCATTAAATGTTATAGATTACATAACGATTGCAACTACAGGTAATGCTCAAGATTTTGGTGATTTAGCTACACCTACAAGTAATACTAGCACTACTTCAAATACTGTAAGAGCTGTTATGGGAGGTGGTAATGTTCCATCTAATGTTAAAACTGATAAAATAGAATTTGTTACTATTGCCACTTTAGGAAATGGTACAGATTTTGGAGATTTAACTTACGGAACACAGGGACACGCATCTACTTCTTCAGGAGACGGCGGTAAAACATTGTAGCTTGATTAAAATTTAAAATTTGTTATAAATTTTAAAGAAATGATAAAGAAAGAATTATTACAACTATTTGCTACTCCTTTGTTAATTACAAAGTATGAAGGCAATATAGATAAAGAATTAAAGTTTATTGAAAAACTTAAATACGAAGCAAATGGTAAAAACGGTAACTTTAGATCAACTGATTCCTATATATTTAAAAAGAAACAATTAAAAAAAATAAAAGATTTTTGTAAAGAGTCTGTAGATCTTTTTGCAAAACAAGTTTGGCAATCATCAGACAATTTAATGATTACACAGTCTTGGGCTAATAGAAACCCAAAAGGATCAATTCATCACGAACATTTACATCCAAACTCTATTATATCAGGAGTAATGTATTTTAGACTTGATAAACATTTACCGCCTATTATGTTTTCAAAAACACAATTTGAAATGTTAAAATTAAATTACGAAAAATATAATTCATTAAACAGTCAAACATTTTATTTACCTGCAGTCGCTGGTGAATTAATATTATTTCCATCTTATTTAAGACACTCTGTACCTATAAATACATCTAATGATGTAAGAGTTAGTATATCATTTAATACATTTGCAGATAACATAGGTTCAGAAAAAGATTTAACTGAACTGAATTTAAGGAAAATTTATGAAAATCAATGATTACATATACACGACTAATATGGTCCCTGAAAAAATTTGTAAACAATTAGTTAAACAAATAAATAAAAAAGAATGGGAAAAGCATAAATGGCATAGCAATGAAAGTGATGATTTTCATTCTGAAAAAGAAAAAGAATTAGATGTCCAACCTATTAGTCAAGAAATGCAAAATGTAATGACACCTTATTTAGTTAAAGCTTATCAAGAATATAATAGTAAATTTGCTGATTTAAATAATGAAAGATTAAATAATTTAGCTACTAAGTTTTCACCTATAAGATTTAATAGATATAAAAAAGGAACTTTAATGCGAAAACATTATGACCATATTCACTCTTTATTTGATGGTAAATATAAAGGCATACCCATTATATCTTTTATTGGTATGCTTAACGATAACTATACAGGAGGAGATTTGATTATTAATGGTCAAAAAATAGAACCTAAAACTGGAAATATCATTATATTTCCAAGTTGCTTTTTGTACCCTCACGAGGTAAAAGAGATTAAAAAAGGTACCCGTTACTCTTTTGTAAGCTGGGGATTTTAGTATATAATGAGGTTATATGTTACAAAAAATCGGATTCCAACCAGGGTTCAACAAACAAATTACAGAAACCACGGCCGAAGGACAATGGGTTGATGGAGACAATGTACGTTTTAGATACGGCACACCTGAAAAAATAGGTGGCTGGTCACAGTTAGGTGAGTCCAAACTTACAGGAGCTGCAAGAGCTTTACATCATTTAGTTAA